TTTTGTAAGTTAATGAGTTAGTAAAAAACAAAGTTAAAACTTATCTAAAAATAAAACAGCTTTGGCGAGCAAATGAATTGATAGATATAATGTTTTATCAAGGTTTTTAATTATGCCTTCATTTTACACCTTAGTGTAAAAGTTGTCAAGCATTTTATAAAATAATTTACTAACTCTTTAACTGTATTAAAAAATAAGGAGGAGGTAACATGAGTCAACAACATCACAAATGGATTGAGCTTGTAAAAGAACGTATAGAAAAACGAGGCTGGTCTCAGACGGATTTGGCTATCGTGGTAGGCGTTAGCCCATCAGCTATTACGCAACTTTTCAAAGACGGTAAAGGTAGTGATGACTTGAAACTTCGCATTAACAAGAAATTGCGAATTACTGAGCCATGGGAGAAATTTGAGGAGAACTAGAAAGGAGTAATTATGACAGATTTTAAAAACTTAAATCTTCAGCTAATCTTTCAGAAATGCTACTGAGGATTATACAGCAGTCAGAAATGATTTTTTGAGGGATCCCAAACTTGAACCGGCGACGATAGGAATATTGATGGTTATTCTCAGCAACAAAGAGAATTGGCTCGTCTATCCAGAAGAAATAGCTAGACGGTTAAATGTTAGCCGTGACATGATAGACCGTCATCTAAAGAAACTAGAGGAGGCTGGTTATATGCGTATGGTCAAAAAAAGCCTCGGTCGAGGTCGAGGGGTTCAGACATTCAGATTTTTCTCAGATACAAAGATAACTGACTTTCAATTTGGAATTATGTTACAACGACTTGATGAAGAAATGGAAAAGTTATCCACAGTTTGATATTTACATTTCCGACTTTTACAAATCTGTATTTTACAAATCTGTATTTTACAAATCAGTAAAATAAGGCACTAATAAATATTAAATAACAATAAGTATTAAATAACAATAAATACTAACTAACAACAAGTACTACTACTCTTAATAAATAAAAGAGAGTACACAAAAAAGTATCTGAGAAACTCAGACACTTTCTAAAAAAATCTAACTTAATTATACCACGAAAGGTGCAAATATGGAAACAGTTCAAATCGTGAGAATTAAAGATGTGATCATAGAGAAGATTTCTGCAAACGATGAAGAACTAGAGCACATCTTTGGATGTTCAAAACGGCAAGCTGGTGATATGAGGCGAGAAATGAAAAAATTGCCTAGTCAGCAAAAGCACCTCAGAAATGATGGTCAGCTTGTCACAATTAAAGGGTTTGACGAATACTTACAGTATCGTGGGACTCAAGCTTGGAAAAAAGAAATTGTAAAAAGCGAAAAAATGAAAGGACAAAAAAATGAACGAACCAAGTCTAACTAGTCAGCTTTTAGGATTAGGAACTATTTTGGTAATGATGTTTATGTTCATGATTCTAGTTGCTGCTCAAGAAGAACGTAAGCGAACAAGAAAACGCAAACAGAAAGAGCATGATGAGCTGTTTGTAAATGCCTATCAAAAGGGATTGAGTCAATTCAATAACATTGCGAGAGAAAATCTCAAAAAGTGTGACAGATCATTTACTTATGACAAGCAACGACCAGAGGGTTTGCGTTCTGAATTGCTAGCCTTACCAGCGCCTAAATGATAAAAAAGGGGATAAAACATGGCAGATTTAACTTTTCCAGAGTTGCAACAAAAAATGCAACTAGAAAAAAAGAAATCAAAAGATGTAAAGTACGCATTTAGAAATGCCGAGGACATCTATACAACTTTCAAAGAGCTAAAAAGCGATTGGTCTGTAATCGTAACTGATGAACTCATTGAGCTTGTCGGAAAAATCTTTGTAAAAGCAACAGCCGTAGCTTTTAATGATGAGAGAAACGAGAGGTACCAATCAACAGCATATGCTGAAATGAGTCCAGTTCCAGTATTTAATACTCAAAAAGGACAGATTAAACAAATGCAAGATCCACAATGGACAGGCGCAGTCAGCTCATACGCTCGAAAATATGCCTTGCAGGGGTTGTTTGCAATTGGTGAAAAAGATATTGATGAGTATCCAGTAGAAGAAAGTCAAGAACAAGGGCAGAATAATCAGCAACAGAAACCAAACAACCAGCAAGCCCAAGAACAACAAGTAAGGTACATTGACAATATTCAGTATCAAGAAATCATCAAGAGCGTTGAAGAGATTGCGACGATTAAGGGAGCGCCATTTGATACAGTTGCAAATTTTGTATTGAGCAAGTATCAAATAGACGATTTCCACAAAGTTCCAGCTGATGGCTATAACATAGTGATGGAATATCTCACTAAACAAATTCAAAAAGCATACGAAAAACAAGGTAGCTGATATGCTAAGTGGAAATTTTGGATGTTTAGAATGTGGTTCTATATACTACAAAGCCACAACTGATAATGATGATTGGACATTTCTGGAATGCCCAAAATGTGGTAGCTATAAAACTAAAGAATTGAAACAAATTGAGGAAAAATAGAAAGAGGGAATAACATGAAACAAACTAAAAAATTTATTGCTTTTCAACAAAAAGAAAATGGTCATTTTGTGACAGAATACAAACACAACGATCATCGCCTAGCTTACAATGTAAGCTTGTGTAATTGCATGCAAGATGCTTTGACCTTGGATTACGATGCTTATGAAGAACAACAAGAGCAGATAGCTGCATTAGCAGAGTCTTTTGGTTGCCATATCGTTGTCGTTGAAGCAACACATGAAATCAAAATGCTAGATGGATCAGATGCGCCAGAGCCAGTAAAACGTGATATTAAGGCTGATTTATTGAAATCTTTAGGTTTGGAGGATTAGAAAAATGAAAGATGTGACTAATACAACATTAACTGAAATCAAAGTGGATTTCACACCAGCAAAAATCGACATTGACCGTGAAGCAATTGAGGCGCAAGTCCAGGCAGCTATTGCTAAATATTCTGGTAAAGAAGTTTCAACAGAGACCTATAAAGAGGTCTATGAGGAGCGGACAAATTATAACAAATTGAAAGATGCTTTGGAAACCAAACGCAAGGAAATCAAGGGAACAATAAACCAACCGTATAAAGACTTTGAAAAGTGGTATAAAGAAAAGGTTCTCAATCCTCTTGAAAAAGTGACGGATGAAATGACAGCAGGCTTAAATGCTGTTGATGAACATGAACGATTGATGCGCGTGGATGTTGTGCGTGCCACATTTGAGGATAAGTGTATGGTCGCAGGGATTGAAAAATCCACATTTGCTGACAAATACGATGAGTACAGCCTTAAGAAACATTTTAAAACAGGTAAGTACGAACTGAAAAAGACAACACTTGATGAAATGGATGCCTTAGTGCTTTCAGAATTTGATGCCCTGGAAGAATACAAGGCAAACAAGCAAGCTATCCAAGATCAAGCTCAAGAGTACGATTTGCCAGCTGATAGCTATATCAGACATCTTGAAGATGGTAAGAGTCTTGTTGATATCCTCAAGATGATGAGAACTGATCGTGATGCTGAGATTGCACGTAAAGAGCAGAAAGAAATCCAAGCAAAAGCAGAAGCTGAACGACTTGCAGAGATTGAACAATTGGCCAAGGAAAATGCCAATGCGAATATCAAGGCTTACGATGCTGAAACAGGCGAGATTTTGGAACAGGGTACAATTACACCAGAACCACAAAACAACGTGCGAGATGTGGCAAAATTTGAGCCTAGCGAGCCTTTAACAATTAATTTGCGTTTGACATTGCATGGTGGAAAATCTCAGCTTAATCAGTTGCAAGAATGGCTTGAGGATAACTTTATCAGTTTTGAAACTTTGGAGGGTTAGGTGGAATTTAGAAAGTATCAACTTATTTTAGAGTTTGAGGAGGCTAACAGGCCTCTCACACAAATTGAAAAGAAAAGCCTTGCTAGTTACTCTATCGAGTATTTAAAAGTGGGGCTAGATAGCTTAGAGCGTGAATATTGCAACAGGAGGTATGCACAATGAAATTTAATGAACTGATTGAAAATGTAAAAGGTTGGTCAACAGCTAAGGAACTTGACAAAGCAAGCCCATTATCTCAAATGCTCAAACTCAATGAAGAGTGGGGGGAACTCAATGGTGCGACAGTACGAAAGGATAAGGAAAAGATAGCTGATAGCGTTGGAGATATGATGGTTGTCTTGACTATCCTAGCTCAACAGATGAACTTTTCTAAAATCCATTTGTCTCTCAATCCAGATGAGAACGGACAGCATAACTTTCACTATGTAGATCAGTGGTCAGTAGAGTTACTATACTTGCATATTGCTAATGAAATTGGGTTGATTGCGCGTGGTTTGGTTGATGTTTCAACTAATACAAATCGCATTAACGCACACACTCAAATTCAGTTAAGCAGCCGCAACATTGCTATTTATCTGGTGTTTGTTGCTAAGAAATTTGATCTGACTTTGACAGAGTGCCTTGAATTGGCATGGAATGAAATCAAAGACCGTCAAGGAAAGATGGTGGATGGTGTGTTTGTTAAGGAGTCAGACCTATGAGATGTTTTTATGTCAGCGGTAAAATTGCAGATCTTGATTTGGGGTCAGAAATCAATGCAGAAAATTCATTTATGGCCGCTATTGAGTTTGTGAAACGATACACCGGCTTATTAAAGTTTGGTTCAAATGAAATCAAGGTATCAGAAGTAGAGGAGGTGCAAAATGATAAATAATGTTGTTTTAGTAGGTCGACTTACAAGAGATGCTGATCTAAAATATACGCAATCTAATATTGCGGTTGCTACGTTTACTCTTGCTGTAAATCGTCCGTTTAAGAACGAGGCTGGAGATCGTGATGCTGATTTTATCAATTGTGTTATCTGGAGACAGTCGGCTGAAAATCTTGCTAATTGGGCTAAAAAAGGCTCTCTTATCGGGATTACAGGAGTAATTCAAACACGTAGCTATGATAACCAGCAAGGCCAACGTGTTTATGTCACAGAGGTTGTTGCTAGTAATTTTCAATTGTTGGAGAGTCGTAACAGTCAGCAAAATACTCAAGGTCATCAAGATAATCATGGTGGTTATCAGCAACAGGGTTACAGCAACCAGGGCAGTTCTTTCCAAAACGGAAATAACACAGGGAACAATTTCCAAAATGGAAATAGTTACGGACAACAAGGTAGTTTCTTTGAGGGGAACACAACAAATCCAGTTCCTGATTTCACCCGTGATAACAATCCATTTGGCAGACCGACAAACCCATTGGATATCAGTGATGATGATTTGCCGTTTTAAGAGCCTATGATCATGCTAGAAAAGGAGTACGCCCTCTACAAAGGCGATGAACTGTTGGGAATGGGTACTGTAAAGGAATTGGCTCGACAGTTTAATGTAAAAATAGAAACAATACACTACTACAACACGCCAACGTACAAGAGGAGAACGAACCCGAACAGAGCAAGACGACTTGTACCGTTGGATTAGGATGAGGGAAATATGAATTTAACAATCAAAGCAGGAGACTATGTGAAAGTACTTAGAGATGGGGAGTTTCACAATATAGTCCAGGTAAAGAGAATATACGGTAGTGTTATAGAAACAACTCATGGTATCTATAACGCTGATACTTTAGCAAGTCGAATCAATAAGACTTGTATTATTTCAGGTGTTGTAACATGGGAGGATTTTCATGGATAGAGAAAGCGTAAGAGTAAAGGTAGATTTACAATGTCCGTTTTGTGGTTTTTGCAAGACGATGAAAACTGGATCACACAGAAAAGGGATTACATGCCCAACCTGCAAGCAAACAATATTTTTGGCATGGGCAACTGGTATAGAGGGCTATGTGGATGAGCATGGATTTTATTTCCACGCTTACGAGCCGTTCAATATCCGAAAAATCAACCAAGAGTTTCAAGATGCTTTTGAAGATACACCACCTAAACACTCTTTCACCATCAGAAATAAGATGAGAGGGTGAAATTACTTTTACAATCAGTATTAAACCAATTTGAAAAGGAAACAGAAAATGACAAAAATTGAAATCGTTATGGTACTTACAACTTTGATGTCTATCACATGGGCAGCGATTGTTACAATTCACACTATGCAAGCTATCAAAAAGCATAAAGCAAAAGTGGATTATTATCAGAAACCACAAGTGCAATGCGAGATTGCACGTCATGTACTTAAAAACAAATGGTATTCAGATGGTGGGGAGGTGTTTAGATGAAAGTATTTGATGGCGCTAAGATGCGTGCCATCCGTAAAGAGGCAGAGCTTACTCAGTATGATCTTGCCCCTATGGTTGGCATTAGTCAAAATCGAGTAAGTGACATTGAGAGAAATGTTACAACTCCAACAATTGAGGAAATCGAGGCATTTGCCGATGCTCTAAATACTCAAGTATCATCATTTTTAAGCAATGAGTCAGAAATTGAGGTTATTGCTAATACCTTTACCAAAAAGAAAAAGGACACTGATGCAGAGTCACACTTTGACACCTCGACTGAGCAAATGGAGCTATTTGTTGATGATGCTTTACTAGGTCATGACCTGACAGGATATGTATTGATCAGCCAAAAAACCTATCTGGAGTTGTTAGATAGTCAAGATCGCTTAAAGCAGTTACAAAAACTTTTGAAGTGGGGAGTTTGTGATGAAATTTGAACTTATCAATGACCACTTTGAAAATGCTAAGCGATACAACATACCGAGGGCGCAACTTATCATTGCTGATATTCCTTACAATTTAGGAAATAATGCATACGCCTCTGACCCTAGATGGTACAAAGATGGCGATAACAAAAACGGAGAGAGCAGATTAGCAGGGAAATCATTTTTTGATACAGATAATGATTTCAAAATCAATAATTTCTTTGACTTTTGCAGCCGTTTGCTTAAAAAAGAACCAAAAGAAAAAGGGAAAGCACCTGCTATGATTGTCTTTCATGCCTGGCAACAGAGGGATATGATTATAGAATGTGGTAAAAAGCATGGCTTTAATAATGCTTATCCGCTCTATTTCACAAAGAAATCAAGCCCTCAAGTGCTAAAGGCCAATATGAAAATTGTTGGTGCGGTTGAAGAGGCAACGGTATTATATCGTGATAAACTCCCTAAATTTAACAATGGTGGGGCTATGATACTCAATCATGCCCCGTGGGAAAAAGATAGCTCTTACCCAGTTATCCACCCTACGCAAAAACCGATACCAGTTTTGAAACGATTGATTGAAATTTTTACAGATGAGGGCGATGTTGTCATTGATCCCGTAGCAGGTTCTGGATCAACTCTAAGGGCTGCTATTGAGATGAATAGGTCAGCCTATGGATTTGAAATTAAGAAAGATTTCTATAAGGCTGCACAAGAGAAAATGCTATCGTCATTTCAAATTAGCTTAATTTAAAACAGGAGGACAATATGGATAAAAAACTTATTGGGTTAGATCTAACCCACATTGCAGATGGAGGTTTACAGGAAAAACTAGACAAAGAGCTTGAAAAAGTCTTTGACAACATCCTTGACCTAAATACAGATGCGAAAGCAAAACGAAAAGTGACTATCACACTTACAATGTCAGCCAATGAAGAGCGTACAGTGGTTGATACTATCATGGAGGTAAAATCTAAATTTGCGCCTCAAAATGGAGTAGTTACAACAATTCTTGTTGGGCGTGATTTTGATACAGGGCAAGTACATGCTAATGAGCTGAAAAGTACAGTACCTGGACAAATGTACTTTGACGAAAACGGAGAAATTTTGACGGACATTGGGCAACCAGTAGCAGAAATTGAACAGCAGACAGAAACGAAACCAGATATTATTGATTTCAACAAAAAGAAAGTAGGTAACTAATATGACAACAGAAAATCTTAAAGCAGCATTGGAATACGCAGTAGAACTAAAAGGGCGTGGATTAGAAATTTTAACAGCTGCAGATGGCACAGAGTATTATGATGCTAACAAATTCAACCTCAAAGAACTTGATCCTAAACGCTATCCTAAAACTTTGGAGCTATCAACCTTGACAAGCCTTGTTGACTATCTCAAAACAGATCTAAACGATTTGAAAAAACAACGCTTGATTGTAGCAGTTGAGAAAAACGATGAGGTGTGCGTTTGGTCTGAAAATGATGAGTTAGAACGTCGCACATTGCTTGTTGATGTTAAGGCACGCATTCCAGAGCTATCTTTTGGCCGCTTCCTATCATCGGAACAATTCAACATCATGTTGCAATCAAACTTTATTGATGATAATGATCGTGGTACATTGCTAGAATTTGCTAGCGCATTGAAAATTGAGAATGGGGCTGAAATTGAAGATAATGGAGTATCTCAAGTAGCAACAGTTAAAACAGGGGTGGCAAGTCTTGCTAAAGGCAAAGCGCCTAATCCAGTCACATTGCGCCCATATCGCACTTTTGGAGAAGTTGAGCAACCAGCAAGCCTATTTGTCTTTAGGATTGATAAACAAGCCAATATGGCTTTATTTGAGGCAGATGGCAAGCGTTGGGTAGCCGATGCAGTAGGAAATGTTGCAGCCTATCTAAAAGAGCAACTAGCAGACCAAAAACATATCACAGTATTAGCATAAGAGAGGAAAAAAACAATGACTAAAGAAACTAAAAACACGGTATCAGCTGAAACTATCGTAGAGAACTTGAAAGAGTTCGCTGAGGCATTACATGATGCTGGTAAAAAGGCAATGCTCTATTATCTTTTGACAGAAGATAGTGATGGATTCAAACCAGCTAAAACTATGCATAGTGTTAGCCATGATTTGTTGGACATCCTGGATGGCAAGAGTGTTAAAGAAGTGCTTAGTGAATCTGATGAGGAAGATGGCTCTTTTGTTGGATCAATCGCTGTCAATGTAGAAACTGGGAAAGTTGAGGGAATTGATGACATCAAGGACACCAAAGTAAAAGAACAGATTTTAGCAGCTGTAAGTAAAGTGGTTGAAGAGTTAGGCGGTAATTAGATGATCTTGTTTCTGAAATTGATGGTTATCAGCGCTTGCTTACTCCTTGCTATTCTGATTTTCGTTGCTGGGCACAAAACCTACAAAAAAGGAAAAGCGGACAAGGTGGTTTGGTTTTTCTTTGATGTTTATGCCATTGCTTTGATTTATACAGTAATAAAGATTTTGGAGACATGACATGAAAAATAAAAATCGAGTTGGTCTATTTTTTGCACTTGCATCATTGTCGCTATCAATGCTAAATCTAGGTTTGATAATCTCTAAAAATCACTATAAACCACAGGTGGCCAAACTGGAACAGCAAGTAGAAGAATTGAAAAACAGAAAACCAGTCATTATTTATCAAGTTGATAATGCTGGTGGAGAACTTATCGGAACGGTAACAGAAAAAGCTGTTGTCGATGGGCATTATACAGTCACAATTGGAGCTTATGGCAAGTTTCTTGTTACTAAAGAGCAATATGAGAGCATCAATGTAGGCGATGATGTCCCAGGCTATTTGAAGAAAAGAGGAAATTAAAATGAGTGATTACAAACAACGGATGATCGATGAGTACAAACAATTAAAAGAGCGCGCTAACAAGTTAAGTTTGATGATTAGTAACTATTACGTAGGAACGCTTGATTTTAAACTAAAATGTCCTATTGAGTTACTTGAAACTCAACATTATACAATGTGTGCATATCTCAAGATCCTTGAACAGCGTGCAGAAATTGAAAACATTGAGTTTTAAGGTAATCAAAATGAAATTTGAGTTTTCTTTGCCTCGAAATACTAAGTTAAAATCTCTAAATATGGTTATCAATAGTAACGACAGGCAACACCAAACAGATAAAGCTAAAGTTACTAAGCGCATCAGAGCTTTTGCTTATTGGCATACATCGATGAACAAGGATAAAGGGAGGGCTGCTTTTAGCCCCTCTAACCCTTGTGAGGTTACAGTTACAATTTACAGCCCTACTAAATCTAAATTAGATCCGCCTAACTTGTATCCAACAGTCAAGGCTATCATTGATGGCATGACTGATGCAGGTATTTGGACAGATGATAATCATAAGGTTATCAAAAAGTTATCCTTTGTTTATGGTGGCTTAAGTGAGGAAAAAGGGCATTATAGATTAGAGTTTGATATAGAGGAGGTGGAATAGATGACAAAATTTGTTAAAATACAATCTTGTTATAGAGGACATACTGAAGATGAGCTTATCAATATAGATGATATTAGTCGCATCTGTCTAGGCCCTAATATCTTGTTTTTAAGAACACCTTACAATTTAGGAGAACATCATATTTCTATCACTCAAAATTCAGTAGATAAACTTTTGAAAGTATTGGATATTATTGAGAATGTGAAAGTTGGGGATGAGGTGATGCTATGACATTCGTGGAACATAATAACCGCGAAAAAGCCAATAAATTTGCTGAGTATGTGACTGGTAAGCCTTTGCGCGAATACTTAGCTCAAAAAATAAAGCAATATTGCGGTGAAAATATATCTGTCTTCGATGGAGCTGCAGGTTCAGGACAACTAGAACAATTTATCAGTATGACCGATTTTCATGCGGTAGAAATTCAACAAGAAAGTTGTGAAGCATTGAAAACGAATTTCCCTCATGCAATCGTGAATAATCAGAGTTTTTTCACTTATCAATCAGATATACAAGTTGATGCAATTGCAATGAATCCGCCTTACTCTATGAAATTGAAAGATCTACCAAAAGAAGATCAACGGGCCATTAAAGATTTGTATCCGTGGAAAAAATCGGGTGTTGTTGATGATATTTTTCTGTTGAAGTCACTGACTTACACGAAACGATACGGATTCTATATCATGTTTCCTGGCATTGCATACCGTCAATCTGAAAAGAAGATGAGAGAGTTGGTAAGGAATAACCTTGTTGAATTGAACGTGATTCAAAATGGATTTGAAGACACATCTATCAACGTGATTTTCTTAGTTATTGACAAAGAGAAAAATAGTCCTGAAATTTCAAAAGAGATTTATGATTGTAAGACTCAAAAGATTGAATATCAAGAATCTGATATATTAGATTCAGATTTTAGATGGGTTGCACCAATCAAGCCTGTAGAGAAAGAAGAAATAGACATTGATAAAGTGAATGCTGAATTAGATCAAATGGCACTCAATCATCTTGAAAAACATTTAGCTAGTCAATTGATATTGATTCAACTTTTCAATGCAGATATTGATCTAAAATCTTTCATCACAAAATGTCATAAGATTTTAGATGATTACTTGTTGATGTACAATTTCGCAGTAGATAGATAAAGAGGAGGATTGAAATGGATGACGAAGAAAAAAATAGAGCGCTTGTCAGTTATCCATCGCAGGGAAATCAATTGGCTAAAGTGGTATTTTTTGAGGGATAAGAAAAATCCTCAAAAAACAATCTTGGAGCAAAAGATTATAGTTTCTCATATCAAAAATGATAGGCTTGAAGCTAAGTTTTTAACCAATTTAAAAAAATCAACTGAAGATTTTATAGATGGGTCTGATCCTAAATATTTGCGGGCAATAAAAGAGGTTTATGTTTACGAGAATATGAATGTCATTGGAGCTTGTCAAAAAATACTATTTTATAGTCCAACTCAAGCATATGTATTGCTCAACGCGTGGTTTAATGACTATTTTCGTTCGACTTACACAGAATTACTTGAAAACGCAATTTTAGATAAAGAACCGTAAAAAAACCAAAGCTTATATATCTATAATCAAGATATGTAAGCTTTTTTGAAAGGAGAGATATGGATAACTTACAAATCGAGTATGTAGATATAAAATCCGTTAAACCATATCACAAAAATGCTAGGCATAATGACGGAGAGGCGACGGAGAAAGTTGCTGCATCCATAAAAGCTTTTGGCTTTCAACAGCCTATTCTAGTAGATGATAATAATGTCATCATTACAGGTCATACTAGGCTCAAGGCTGCTATTTCCCTTGGGATTGATACAATACCTATCGCTCACGCTGTAAACCTCACAGACGAGAAGATAAAAGCTTACAGACTAGCAGATAATCGAGTAGCGGAGTATTCAACATGGGATGCTGAGCTTTTGAATGTAGAACTAGGTGAGTTTGAAACAATAGATATGAGCCAATTCGGGTTTGACTTATCCGTAACAGGTTTAGACTTTGGTACAGATCAAGAACAAGAGTCATCTGACATTGAGGAAGAAGATGCAGAGGATTTTCACAGAGACACAACTATAAATCAGTACAATCTTTTTCATTATGATGAAAGTAGAGTAGAGGGGCTTTATAACATGCCTATACTTGAGGGAGTAGATTATATACCTAAAGATTTTCAAGGCTTTAATTATGTTTTAAACAAACCGGATTATAGATCATGCGTGCATTTTTTCCTTGATGATTATCAGTTTGAAAGAATATGGCAAAGACCAAATTTTTATATTGAGAAGTTGCTTGAATTTGATTGTGCGTTAACTCCAGATTTTAGCTTATATCTTGATATGCCTATCGCTATGCAGGTATGGAATATTTACAGGTCACGCTTAATTGGTCAAATTATGCAAGATTACGGGATGACAGTTATCCCCACAGTATCTTGGTCAACAGAGGATAGTTTTGCTTTTTGTTTTGATGGTTTGCCTCAAGGTGCAACGCTAGCAATCAGTACAATAGGCGTTAAGCAAAACAAAGAGCAGTTTGAGATATGGAAGAATGGAGTAACCGAGATGATAAAACGGTTGACTCCAAAAAGAATTGTAGTATATGGCGGAAAAGTGGAATACGATTATAAAGATATAGAGGTTGTATATTTTGAAAATGCAACAACGGAAAGGATGAAAGAAAGTGGCACAAAAACTAACTAAACTAAAAGATATTTTTAAACATGTTTCAAGTATTGATTTAGGTAAAGAGATTTTATTTGAAGATCTTGAGCTTTACAATAAAGAAACAGAAACAAGCAAACAATACCAATCTATCGAGGAGGCAGAAAATGACCTATCTTTGATGGAAAAAGTAAATAAAATCAATTTCACTCTAGGCGGTGGACGTGGTGCAAATTCTGGGAAAGGGAAAGACGGTAAGTATCCGGGTTTTATAGGTGCTGGTAGTGCAAGAGATAGTGGGAGCTCAAAAGCAATACATCCAGCATCTTTAAACAATCAAGGGCGCTTTTCAAGTGTTGAGGGAACTATCCAGACATTTATTAAAAAACACGGTGGCTCTAGAACAGAATACAGTACAGCAGTTGACTCTCAAGGTTTTGCTCATAATTATGTACACGGTGGGAAAAACAGCGTACAAATTTTGCCTATCTCTGGTGGATTTACAGCAATACATAACCATCCGAATGGTAGCAATTTCTCAAGTACAGATTTACATAGCTTTGCAGCATTAAAAGGTATGAATACACTAGTTGCAACGAATAGCTCTAAAGCGTATCGAATTACAAAAGGGGCTAACTTTGATGCTAAAGCCTTTGATAAAGCTGTGAGCAAGTCACGTTTTACTACAAAAGATTACAATAAAGGAGCTGACCTATGGCTCAAGAAAAACGCTAAGAAATACGGGTACACTTACTCATACGAGTAAAAGAAAAGAGGCTAAAGTATGGGTGGTAGAGGAGCAAAATTAAACTTGTCTGGTGTACCTAAAAACAAGCGTAAAGCTATTGCTAGTTATCAAAAGCAAATCAATAAACATTATGATAAAATAAAGATGGCTAAGGAAACCGGCAGAGACACAGAATATATAAATCACTGGGAAGCAGAGATAAGAGCCTTTAAAGGGAATATAAATAAGATAATAGATAGGAGGAATAGAAAATGATTGATCTTTATAATAAATTAAATGAACGTATATACGAAAACTGCAAGATGTATTATGATAAATACTCTAAGCAGAATGAGCTGACTGATGAACAATCTGGAATTATGGGTGGATTATATCAGTCGTTAAACATCGTTGCAAACGAATATCTTGTTAATAACGAAAATGACAATGCAAAATATAGAGACTTGCTAAACAAAATCGAAAAGTTATTAGGAATAGCGTAAAACATCCCCTTTTTCAACATATACAATGAAATCATAAGTATAAAATACTTGTGATTTTTTTGTTTGAAAGGAGGGTGGAAATTGCCTAGAGATGGAACTAAAAATTTAACTCCTATGAACAAACGAAGTTTGGAGGAACAGAAAGAACTCCAAAGAAAAGGAGGTAAAGCATCTGGCATAGCAAGAAGAAAAAAAGCTGATCTAAAAAAAGCATTTGAAACCCTCTTATCTTTGGATGTGACGGATAGTAAAATCAAGAAACAACTTGAAGAAATGGGCATGGCTGGTAACAATGAGGCTTTGCTAGCCTTTGCAACCTTTCAACAAGCTGTAAAAGGCAATCAAAAAGCGACTGAGAACATAATCAAGCTGACCAATACTAAAGATAAATACGATATACAGGAGCAGAAAGAACGTATCAAAGCGCTCAAACATGAAAATAGAGAGCGTGCTGAAGCCGAGAAAGGCTCAAATGAAACAATTGAGATTGTGGATGCGTGGGCTGACGATGTGAGGGGGGCAACAGATGACCTTTAATGTTCAGAAGAATATCAACCCTCATTTTAAATCTGTATGGACATCTAGCTTGCCTTACAATGTGCTAAGAGGTGGCCGTAACTCTTTTAAATCGTCAGTTATCGTGCTGAAGCTAGTTTATATGATGCTGAGGTATATCAGAGTTGGAGAAACAGCAAATATAGTTGTTATTCGTAAGGTAGCCAATACAATACGAGATAGTGTTTTTAATAAGGTTTTTTGGGCTTTAAACTTATTTGGTATGGGTAACAAGTTCAAAAAAACAGTAAGTCCCTTTCAAATCATACACAAAAAGACAGGTTCAACATTTTACTTTTACGGCCAAGATGACTTTCAAAAGCTCAAATCAAATGATATTGGGAATATCATAGCGGTTTGGTATGAGGAGGCTGCTGAATTTAGTAATCAAGAAGATTTTGACCAGTCAAACGTGACCTTTATGCGACAGAAACACCCACGCGCCAAGTTTGTACAATTCTTTTGGAGTTACAACCCACCTAGAAATCCGTATAGCTGGATTAATGAATGGTTTGAAAACATCAAGACGAATAAGAATTATCTAGCTCATTCAAGCACTTATCTTGATGATGAATTAGGTTTTGTTACTGAACAAATGCTAGAGGATATAGAGCGCATCAAGGAGAATGACTATGACTATTACAGGTATCTATATCTAGGCGAAGCAGTCGGACTAGGTAACAACGTGTATAACATGAGTATGTTTCATGCTATTGATGTTTTGCCTAGCGATGATAGATTGATAGGTATATCTTTTGCGCTTGACGGCGGACATCAGCAATCAGCAACCGCTTGTTGTGCTTTTGGGATAACGGCCAGAGGAAAAGTAATCTTACTTGATACCTGGTATTATTCACCAGCTGGCCAAGTGGTCAAGAAAGCACCTAGTCAGCTATCTAAGGAGATATATACTTATATGCGATCAGTTATCGAGAAGTACAGAGTACAAGCCTTACAGTACACGATTGACAGTGCCGAGGGAGCGTTAAGAAACCAGATGTTTCTTGACTTTGGATTGAAATGGCATCCGGTTGCTAAGCTTAGAAAAGTGACTATGATTGACAGTTTTCAATCTTTGCTTGCTCAAGGTCGCTTTTACTATCTCAATACAGAGAATAACAAGATATTTATTGAAGAACACAAGATGTATCGTTGGGATGAAAAGACTATTAAATCTGACAATCCTAGCGTTATTAAAGAAGATGACCACACATGCGACACAACACAGTATTTTGTGTTAGACAATGCTAAATTGCTCGGTTTGCGTGTTGGTAACGTATAGAGGAGGGCAATCATGAGCCTATTTCAAAAAGTAAAAGACTTTTTTAGTCGAGGGAGGTATAATATGCAGACATCAAACCTTAATAGTATTTTGGAACATCCAAAAATTGCAGTAACTCAAGAGGAGTATGACCGGATTAAGAGAAACCTAGTCTACTATCAATCAAAATGGGATGATGTTCAGTACAAGAACACAGATGGAGATATCCAATCCCGCCCAATGAATCACTTGCCAATTGCAAGAACAGCATCGAAGAAGATTGCTAGCTTGGTTTACAATGAACAAGCAACTATTACAACTAAAAATGAAATTTTACAGAAATTTTTGGATGAAATGCTAACAAATGATCGTTTCAATAAGAATTTTGAGCGGTATCTAGAAAGCTGTTTGGCGCTTGGTGGGCTGGCTATGCGCCCTTACATTGACGGAGATAAGGTTAGAGTGGCATTTATTCAAGCTCCTGTATTCTTTCCATTAGAAAGCAACACACAAGACGTTTCTAGTGCTGCAATACTTACTAAGACTATCAAATCTGAGGGGCGTAAGAACGTTTATTATACGCTTGTTGAGTTTCACGAATGGGTGACAGCAGATGGGCAAGAAACAGGTAGTACAAACGATAAGAAGTATTATCGCATTACAAATGAGCTATACAGGTCAGATGTGAATGATGTGCTTGGTCAACGTGTGAACTTGAGTGAACTAGATAAGTACAAGGATTTAGAACCCGTAACAGTCTTTGAAAACCTATCAAGACCGCTATTCACTTATCTAAAAACTCCAGGAATGAATAATAAAGATATTAATAGTCCTCTAGGTTTGTCCATCTTTGATAACGCAAAGACGACTATTGATTTTATCAATCGCTCTTATGACGAATTCATGTGGGAAGTCAAAATGGGGCAAAGGCGCGTGATTGTGCCGGAGCATTTGACACAAAGACAACATCAACGGCCAGACGGTACAATAGATTTTAAACCACGTTTTGATGTTGAGCAGAATGTTTATATGCAGATTGGCGGATCTAGCATGGATGCTGGAGGTATTACAGATCTTACATCACCAATTCGAGCAGATGATTATATCCTTGCTATTTCTGAGGGATTGAAACTCTTTGAAATGCAGATTGGTGTATCAAGCGGCATGTTTACCTTTGATGGACAAGGAATGAAAACAGCAACAGAGATTGTAAGCGAGAACTCAGACACTTATCAGATGCGTAACAGCATTGTGTCACTTGTCGAGCAAGCTATCAGAGAGCTTTGTGTTTCTATGTGTGAGCTGGGCAAAGCGGTGGGGTTGTATAATGGAGAAATCCCAGAACTGAAAGACATTTCTGTAAATCTTGATGATGGGGTTTTTACTGACCGTCATGTCGAGCTTGATTATTGGGCTAAAATGGTAGCAGCAGGCTTTTCAACAAAAAAACGAGCGATTGGAAAAACTTTGAATCTTTCTGATGTTGAGGCAGAAAAAGAACTCAATGCTATCAATAGTGAGTTACCACCTATGAACGATGCTGAACTTGCTATTTATGGCATGCACAACCAAAATGAGGAGGAAGAATATGACAAAGTATAAGAAAAAACCAGTTGTAATTGAGGCAATTAGGTTTATTGGGTCAAACTATGAAGAAATCAGAGAGTTTATTGGAGAGAATACTTTATGCTCTGATTTAAGTATTGTGATACCAACACTAGAGGGTGATATGGTGGCTCAAAAGGGTGATTATATTATCAAAGGAGTTCAAGGTGAATTTTATCCATGCAAGCCCGACATTTTTACTGAAACCTACGAGGTAGTTAGTGAGGCTTAACCATGAGCGAACAAAGGAGGAATAAGATGGAAATTGATCCTATTGAAGAAGTTGATTTGCAAGAAGCGCAGCTGATAATCGATAATCAGCTAGGTGTGACAAAAGGTATGATAAGTGACGGTTCTCATACATTCAACGAATTGTATCATCATCGAATGATATTGTTTGCCGTTATTTTAAAAAACCATCTTGATAAAGCATGGAAATCTAAGAAGCACAAAGATGGGACAATGTATGAAAATTATTTCATTGTTGGAATTGATACACCATATGGACAATATAGCTATCATTATCACATGGAGAATTGGGGGTATTTTGCTGAAGTTCAGGAACTGGAAACCGCTCCAGAGTGGGATGGACACAAACCGGATGATGTTGTTCGTTTATTAAGTTTGTAAAAAAGGAGAAAACCGTGACAAAAATTAAATTCGGAGTTACTAGTGTTGACTACTCGGCAAGCATTGAAAATACGCCAACAATAAAACTAGGTTTAATAATTAGAGGGAGCGGGAGACTAGATGCCTCCTCAGTTATTAAAAAACTAATCAAGGATATTTCTGAACTAGAATACGAATTAGAAGAATAAACTGGTCAATTGGCCAGTTTTCTTTCAAGAGAGGGCTTTTGAATGAAAAAAAAGAGAAAACAGCTCACGTTTAACGACCAACAATTTCCTTTGCAAATGCAAGGAGTGGGTGATATTTACGAAAAATTACAGATTGATCTCTTTGACCGTATGATAAAACGTTTAAAAGAGCGTGGTTCTGTTGATTTGATAAGAAATCCTTATATCTGGCAGTTAGAGAAACTAAATGATATGCACATGCTCAACGAACAGAATCTAAGGCTTATTTTAGAGCGTACAGGAATTGCTGAAAGATTGTTGCGTGATGTGATTGAGAATGAGGGGCTAAAAGTCTATACAGACACTAGACAACAACTTGAGGAAGATTTGAATAGAAATCCTACTAGACAGATTTCAAATGCCGTAACAGACAGTTTGGAGGCTTATTCGAGGCAAGCAGTTAGTGATTTAAACCTTATCAATACAACCTTGCCAAAGAGTTTACAAGTGGCCTATAAGGCGATCGTTGAGGAAACAGTCGCTCAAGTAGTGGCAGGAACTAAAACAAGTGATAGAGCATTGCATGATACCATCATGAAATGGCACAAGAACGCTTTCACGGGATTTGTCGATAAAGGTGGGAGGAATTGGAGAGCTGATAGCTATGCGAGGGCTATTATCAAGAGTACAACATACAAAGTTTACAACGAAATGCGTACTAGACCAGCTGAAGAGTTAGGAATAGACACTTTTTACTATTCCAAAAAAGCAATGGCTAGGCCTGCTTGCAGTCCATTACAGGGGCAGATAGTTACTAAAGGAGCTAGCAGGGAGATAGATGGCATAACTATCTATTCTTTGTTAGATTATGGTTACGGAACGGCAGCAGGATGTTTAGGAATCCATTGCGGTCATTATCTGACACCGTTTATTGTTGGAGTTCATGAGTTACCGAATTTACCAGACTATCTGAAGAACTTGACACCAGAACAGGCTGAAGAAAATGCCCGTATTGAAGCTAGTCAAAGAGGGCTTGAGAGACTTATCAAGACACATAAAGAGCGGTTGCATTACGCTCATACCTTGCAAGATGACAAGATGATACAAGCTGAGCGTTTGAAAGTTAGAGGGTATCAAACTAAGATCCGTAACTTGATAAATCAGCATGATTTCTTAACAAGAGATTACAGACGAGAGAAATTGTATGTTTCATAAAGGATTTGTGTTTCACAAGTCCTTTTTTTGTGTTTAAAACCGTAAAAAATCCCTATCCATCAAAGGTATATTGAGAGAGTAAATAATATTTTGCTTGAGGTGGGAGTTATCCACCTAAAAAAGAACTAGGAGGGTACAAATGGCATTTACAACTGAAGAACTACTCAATCTTGGGTTGACAGAAGAACAGGCTAAGTCAGTCTTTGCTTTGCGAGGAAAAGAGCTGAATGAGGACAAATCAGCCTTAGAAACTATCACACAAGAGCGAGATAGTCTCAAAACACAGTTGCAAAAGGCAGAGGAGCAAGTTGAACACTTGAAATCGCTTGAAGGTATCAGCGCTAAACAGAAAGAGGCGATTGATGAATTACAAGCCGAATATGACAAGTATAAAAACGAAGCTGCCGCTGAACTTGCGCAAACTAAAAAGGTTAGTGCTATCAATCTAGCTTTGAAAGATACAAATGCTTTCAATCCAGACAAGTTGATGAAATTCATTGATGTTGATGCTATCCAGTTAGACGACAACGGGAAACCTCAGATTGATGAAGTAATCAACGGTTTAAAAGAAAGCGATCCATATCTATTCAAAAGTGAAGAAAGTAAGCCTAGCCCAAATATTTTACCTCAAGGTAATCCAGCGGGTGAGGGAGCAGGTGAAGTCGACCCATTCCAAGCGATTATTGACGGGTATGGCAAATAACAGAAAGGAGATTACAAATGCCAAGTAATCAAAACAACGCAGTGCGCCGCTATGAGAAACAATATGCGGGCATTCTTGAGACAGTTTTTGGAGTGCGGGCAGCATTCTCAAACGCTCTAGCACCTATTCAGATTTTGGATGGGGTACAAGAAAACTCTAAGGCTTTCTCAGTTAAAACAAACAACACACCAGTCGTAATTGGAGAGTACAAGACAGGCGCAAACGATGGTGACTTTGGCGATAATACAGGCGCTCAGTCACGCTTTGGTGATTTGACAGAAGTTAAGTATGACAATACAGATGTCAACTATGACTATACCCTAACAATTCATGAGGGACTTGACCGTTACACAGTAAACAATGATCTTAATGCTGCTGTTGCTGACCGCTTTAAGTTGCAATCAGAGGCACAAACTCGAACAATTAACAAGCGAGTTGGCAAATACTTGTCAGAAAGCGCTGCTAAATCTGAAGCTCTTGCTGATTTTACAGATGACAAAGTAAAAGCTTTGTTTAATAAGTTGTCAGCTTATTACACAAACAACGAAGTTACAGCGCCAGTTACTGTTTACTTGCGTTCAGAACTTTACAACGCCATTGTTGATATGGCCTCAGTTACTAGCGCTAAAGGGGCGACCATCTCCCTTGATGAGAATGGGCTACCAAAATACAAGGGCTTTACCTTGGACGAAACGCCAGCACAATACTTTGAGACAGGAGTTATTGCTATCTTCTCACCAAACGGTATTGTCATTCCATTTGTTGGTATCTCAACAGCCCGTGTTATCGAAGCTGAAAACTTTGACGGTGTGAAATTGCAAGCAGCTGCTAAGGGTGGTACTTACACTCTTGATGACAACAAGAAAGCAATTTACAAAGTCACAGGAACAATTGTGTAGGAGGTAGAACATGGCACTTTACAAAGCAACCAAAAATCTTTTCTTTGAACAGCTCAACAAAGATGTGATCGTTGATGACATTATTGAACTTGAAGAAGATTACGCCAAAGAAGTCAACAAGAAACTAAAAAATGCTTTTCCAGATGTGGAAAATGTTTTAGAACTTGTTGACAAAAATGGAACGCTAGAACCGGAACTAGATGCCCCATCAGCAGATGGCGCATCTCAGGCGACTGTTGAAGATTAAATAAGGGGTGGCAACACCCTTTATTTTTAAGGGAGGTTACGCATGACTTATTTAACACAAGATGAGTTTACTAAACTAGGTTTTGATGAAGTTGCAAACTTTGAAAAATTGGCAAACAGGGCAAAGATAGCGATTGACCTATACACTAACGGTTTTTATCAGAAAGGCATTGACTTTGAAAAAGAAATTGCCTATCGGAAAAATGCTGTTAAGCTTGCTATGGCTTTTCAAATCGCCTATCTCGATTCATCTGGCATTATGTCAGCTGATGATAAACAACTAGCTAGTAGTGTCTCTATCGGACGTACATCAATCTCTTATAGTGCCTCACAAAGCACATCAGTAGGTCAGCGATTTAATTTGTCTACGGATGCTGAAAATGCTTTGAGACAAGCCGGCTTTAGCCTAGTTGTTGGAGTTGCCTATGATCGATAAGCGGTTATTAAAAGGGATTGACAAGCGTTTGTTAAAGGATGTCCTAACCATAAAAAAAGTAGCTGATAAAAACGATTATGGGGATGAAGTATATTCAGAGCCGTTGACTATTAAAAATGTACGTTTTGATAGATCAGTGGGGGTATCTGGCAATCGTAATTCAAAATCTGGCACAGGAAATTCAAAATCAAGACAAAAACAAGGGGTTATATACCTCTATCCCTCGCTATCTTTTGTGACAGTTGATAACAGTTGGATGGGTGCAAAAGTTAACGATGGGATAGGAGATTACACAATTAATGGATTTCAAACTAACTATTATGATGGTGAGATATTCAGTCAAGAAATTGAGGTGATCTAATGAGTATTGCCATTAAAGTTAACTTGCAGAAAGCTAAACAGAAACTTTCGAGCGAATCCATGATAAGAGGAAAGATTGCAGTTGCTAGCAAAATCTTGCTAGACAATGAGCAATATATCCCCTTGAGGGGTGGAGAGTTGAGAGCTTCTGGCCGAATCGTTGGACAAGGTGATGCTGTTGTTTATGGCACAGTTTACGCTAGGGCACAATTTTACGGTTCAAACGGCATTGTCACCTTTAGGAGATATACTACTCCGGGTACAGGAAAACGATGGGATCAAGTTGCTACTAGTAAACATGCTGAAGAATGGGCTAGAGCTTTTGTGAAAGGAATGGGGCTTTGATGCGAGAGAATGACTTTCAAAATGTACTTTTAAAGCATATCAAGACTTTAAATTTACCAGTTGAACCACGCTTTGATTATTTTGAGGATGACAAAGATGACCTGGTTATCAATCAGATACCAGGCGGAAAAGTTGACAGAGAGTATATGGATGGCACACAAGAAGTTTCTTTGCCGTTTGAAATTGCTGTAAAGGCAAAAAAGAACTCAGTAGCCAATGACACGATCTGGTTAGTCACCTCAGAACTATCAAAGATAGACTTGGTTTTACCAAGCGATGATAATTCCTATGAATATATGGGAATGGATGTCAGTCGTCCTGCTATGAAAGGTAAGGATGACCAAGGCTATTATTATTACGCAATCGAAATTGTGGCAAAAATCGTAATAGAGAGGAAAAAACAATGACAAGACAAAAAAACGCCCTACGTGGCCATTTTGTAGCTCCATACAATGGAGGAACTGAACCATCAACAAGTGAAACATGGTTGGAACTTGCTAAATGGATCTCAGACGTATCAGATGATACAGACGAGAAAACAGATGACCAAGCATACTACGACGGGGATGGGGTTGAAGAAACAACAGTAATCAGCGTTAAAGGTGCTTACACATTCGAAGGAACTTATGACCCAGACGATAAGGCTCAAGCCCTTATTGCTGGCATGAAGTACAAAACAGGGGATGATCGTAAGCTATGGCACAAAGTCGTATCTTCCGACAACAAAAAGCAATGGGTAGGAGTTGCAACGGCGACAGAAATCAAAGCTGGATCTGGCGCTGCCTCTGACTATGAAGCGTTTGGATGTAAGCTTTCTTACAATTCAACTCCAAAAGAAACTGGCATTGGTTAATAGCTTTTGATAAGGGCGGGCATTTAAGCCTTGCCCTTTTTTAACAAGAAAAAGGAGTAGAGACATGACAGATATTCAAATTGAACTAAAACGTACAGGATTTCCAGTTAAAATCGGCGAGGTAGAGCTATGGTTTGATACAAGTCAAGAGAGTTTGATGCGCTTTTATGACATGGAAGAAGAACTCCAACGTCGCCTTGTCCAGTATGAATTGGATGTGGTAACTGCAAATATTGATAACAAAATTGAGCGTGATGGAGTGACTAAAGAAGTAGTAGCTGGCGCTATTGAACTAGAGAAGAAACAGCTTGAAATTCAATATGATCTTGTTTTTGGGGATGGTACTTTTGACAAGCTTTATTCTGTATATCCAGACTATAACGCCCTGAATAACGCCCTAGAACAAGCCTCAATCATGTTGCATGACAAGTTAGAAGAATTTGCTGAGCAACATAAAACAGTAGTGAAAGAGCGTGCTAGTCACTATTTGAACAAGGGTAAAGTCACTCCAATCAAGAACAACAAGAAACACAAAAAGAATAAAAAGAAATAGCTAGGTAAAAAATATGTCTATGAAATTAAATGATGCTTTAATCACAAGTTTCTCTATTGATGATAAAGAGTATGACATAGACTTGTCCTTTAATAAAGTCCTTGATGTCTTTGAAATCTTGAACGAGGAGGAAATGACACCCCTAGAACAAGCACAGTTGATTGTCCATTTGCTAACTGGCCAAGAATTATACGACATCAAAGAGGTTGTAGACTGTTGGATTTACATAAAAGAACATTTTTTAGAAATCGAAAAAGAAACTGTTCAGTATGATTTGCTAGGTAATCCCATGCCAACAGCAAAAAACGAAGAAGAACAAGAAAAATTGATTGATTTTGAACAAGATGCAGAATACATTTACGCTAGTTTTTTGCAAGCTTATGGCATCAATCTTTTGAAAGTTCAAAATAAGTTGACATGGACAGAATTTAAGGCGCTTTTGAACGCTTTGCCGGACAGTACAATCATGCAACAGATTATAGAAATTCGTGCCTGGAAACCAGAATATGGTGGGGATAAGAATAAAATGCGCAAATTACAAGCTAAATATAGTTTAGGGAAGGAGGGAGAAGATAATGGCTGATGGAAAAGTGACCATCGTTGTTGATGTTGATGGAAATAAGGTCAAGGTTCTAAACGATGAGTTAGATAAAATGGCACAGAAAGGGGACAGAGGGAGCGATTCTCTAAAGAAGTTCGCTCTTGGTGGTGCTGCCTTTAAACTGGCATCTAAAGCGGTAGATATTTTAACAGATTCCTTGGGCGGAGCGATTCAACGTTTTGATACCCTTGAAAGTTATCCAAGAGTGATGCAAGCGATGGGGCATAGTACAGAAGATGTCACGCGCTCAACTAAGAAACTAGCGGCAGGTATTGAGGGTTTGCCTACGACTTTAAATGAAGTGGTAGGCACAGCTCAACGCTTGACATCTATTACTGGAGATATCAACAAATCAACAGATCTAACTCTTGCTCTTAATAACGCGTTTCTTGCTTCTGGATCTTCTAGTGCGGATGCAAGTCGTGGCTTACAACAGTTTAGCCAAATGTTATCGGCAGGCAAGGTTGATATGCAATCATGGAAAACATTGCAAGAAACCATGCCCTATGCTTTGCAAAAGACTGCTGAATCATTCGGTTTCGCTGGTCAATCCGCTCAGAATGATTTCTATTCTGCATTAAAACAGGGAGAACTTACGTTTGATCAGTTCGCCTCAAAATTGATTGAGTTAAATGGTGGTGTTGGTGGTTTCGCCGAGCTTGCGAAATCTAATAGTAAAGGAATTCAGACCTCTTTCGGAAACTTAAAAAATGCAATTGTAAAAGGTGTCGCAAATACAATCAAGGCTCTTGATGATTTAACAAAGGCAGCAACAGGAAAAACAATTGCTGAGAACTTCGATGCATTGAAAGTAATCATCAATGCTGCTTTTGGTGTGATTGTCAATATCATTAAAGCTAGTACACCTATTTTTCAGGCCTTGTTTAGTATTTTGAGTGCTGGAACTTCTGTAATTTCATCCTTGACGCCGGTTATTATCAGTTTAGTTGCTGCTTTGGTGGCTATGCGTGCCGCTAATCAAGCGGTAACAACGACTAAGAACTTGATAAGCGCGTGGCAAACATTCAAAACAACAGCGACAGGAGCGGTTCAAATTATCAATTTAATGACCGCTGCACAAGCGACATGTGGAACAGTAACAAAGGCTCAAATGGTCGCAAATCTGGCAAATAACGGAGCTTTAACAGCGTCTAATTTGCTTTATGGTGTTTTAACTGGCGCTATCAGTTTGCAAACCGCTGCTACTATTGCTGCAACCGCTGCAACAACAGCGTTTAAAGCAGCGCTGACAGCTTTAACCGGCCCTGTTGGTTGGATTGTTGCTGGTGTAGGTCTTGCCGTCGGTGCATTGGTAGGTCTGTGGCAATGGCTGACTGCTGAAAGTGAAGAAACCAAACGCCTCAAATCTGAACAAGAGGAGTTAGTCAAGAGTACGGATCAATTAACAGATTCTGTTAAACAAAGCGCAAAAGAGCGTCAGAAAAATCTTGAATCTGTAAAAGGAAATACAGAATCTTACCAAAAATTGGCTGATGAAATTGTTCAACTTTCTCAAAAAACAAATAAAACTGCAGCAGACAAGAAAAATCTCAAGAAAAAGATTGATGCTTTGAATGCCTCAGTTAGCGGTTTAAATCTGGCCTATGATAAGAACTCTGATTCTTTGTCTCACAACAGTGATCAAATCAAAGCTAGAATCTCAGCGATGGAGGCAGAATCGACATGGGAGGCATCACAAAAGAATCTACTTGATATTGAACAAAAGCGCGCTGAAATTGGCGAGCAACTGAAGCAGATTGCAGAACAACGTAATAAGTGGAATGAAGAGTCCAATGTTAGCGATAGTGTCCGCAAAGAAAAACTGCAAGAACTCAACGACAAGGAAACTGAGCTTAAGAATACCCAGACAGAATTGCAAACTGAGTACGAAAAAACATCTCAAGTTCAACAGGCAGCATCTGAAGCTATGGCTGCCGCTGCTGAAAGTGGGTCAAATAGACAAGTTGTAGCATACGAAAATATGTCCAAGGCTCAACAAAAGGCTATTGATGACATGCGTACTAAATACAATGAGTTGCTTGAAACCACAACAAACATGTTTGAACAAATCAAGTACAAGTCAGCTATTAGTGTCGATGAAATGATTGCCAACCTCCAAAAAAACCAAGAAGCGGTCAATAATTGGGCAACAAACCTCAATACATTGGCCGAACGCGGGGTAAACGAGGGGATTTTGGCCAAATTGCAACAGATGGGGCCTCAAGGGGGGTTGTATGTTCAAGAACTTGTTAATGCCTCAGACGAAAAGTTAGCAACTTTGAACGAAGTCTTTACTCAAGGTGGTGAGTCAGCTATGAATGGCTTAACTGCTGGTATGGATACGGGTGCTTTGGGTATCACAGACAAGATCAAGGGCATTGTACAAAGTCAAGTATCGAGTTTGCAAGAAGAAATTGCAGCTGCTGACTTTTCTAGTTTGGGGCAAGAAATCCCCAACGGGGTCAGTCAAGGGATAGAACAAGGAGCTTCTACCGCTGGAGAATCTTCCAAAAACATGGCTAATGATATAAAAGAATCCTTTACAAGTGAAATGGATATCAATTCCCCATCTCGTGTATTTAATGAGTATGGTGGTTTTATCACTACTGGATTAGCTGAGGGTATTGATAATGGTGCGTCGCAACCGACAAATTCAGCGACAACATTATCAACTCAAATCAAAGAGCCGTTTAATAACCTACCATCAGATTTCACATATGCAGGTGAAATGGCCATGGCTGGTTTAAATACTGGATTGAATAATGGTGCTGGAGCCGTTTTGGAAACGGCTAGATCAATAGCAACAAGTGTGAAAGAGACTATCAAAGATGCTCTGAGAATCCAGTCGCCGTCTAAAGCGATGCGTGATGAAGTCGGACGATTTATCCCTCAAGGTATCGCTGTTGGTATTGAGGCGGATGCTGGCGCTGTTAAAAGATCAATGTTGCGATTAAAAGAAAGCATGATGATTGATACTAGACCAGAAATCTCTCTAGGTTTGAATAAAAAACTAGGTGCTCAAGTGACTGTTAAACAAAGTAGTAAACAGACAATAGCTGAAAAAATCAAGGTCACCATGGACAAATCTAGCGAACTGCTAGAGAAAGCCTTAGATGTGGCTGAGATGGCTGTTAGACGACCAAATGAAATGTACCTCAATGATGGTACTTTAGTCGCTAAAACAGGCGATAGATTCGCCAAATACCAGTCGGAGAAACTAAGACGGGAAAATAGAATGAGAGGTATTCTTGAATGACAAAAACGATGGTTTTTAACGGTGTTGATTTGTCGCAATATATCAAGATCAAGGATATTGTCCGCCCTATCGGAAATAAGAGGAGCGTTACATTTGATAACGCTCCCTCCTTGGGCGTTAATATCCAACAAGTGAAACGTGGTGAAAAGGAGCATACCATCAAGTTTGACATGATTGCGCGTGATGGGGAGGCTCTTGAGCGCCTTAAACATGAATTGGCTGGCGTTTTGAACGTGCTAGAGCCTGTAAAAGTTGTTTATGGCGATGAACCGGACAAGTATTATATGGGGTTGCCGGTTGATGAAATCACTCCAGAAAACTTGACAAGATGGTTTCAACGCTCGGAGTTTAAGCTTGTCATTCCTGATGGGGTGGCTCACAGCATTGCTTACAAGAAGTTTGATAGCATCGCTAACGCTACTGTAACAGGAAATAAAATGGTATTTGATTTGGCCAATGCTGGGACAGTTCCAGCGAATCCAATTGTTAAAGTTAAGCACAATGCGGATAACGGTTATATCGGTCTAGTGAATAACACAGGTTCTTTTGAAATTGGAAATAGCGAAGATGCTTTTACTGATCCATCCCAAAAATCAGAAATGCTGCTTAACTATCGAGATAATGAAATCTCAAATGGTTTTATTCAAGCATTAAAAAATCAAGCTGTTACAAACGATAATACAGAATATGTAGTCGGAACAGCTGAGATGGTGAATCTCTGGGATCGCTCACATATTCGATTGAAAGATTTGCGAAGAGAAACCAAATTACACAACTATGCAACTAGCTTGTCGTGGGATATCCCAGCTAATAGCGCTAAAACAACAGGATCATTGGATGACTATTTGTGGTGGAGACAAGTTTTTTGGGCAGAGGCAAACAACCAATACGGTTTCATCAAGATTACTGTATCTGATACAGCAGGTAAGTTTTTATATGGAGTGGAAACTTTTAAACGGAATCTTAGTTCTGATTGTGAATACAACTTTTTTGTAAGCGATGGGAACGGTGGTTATCGTATCTTAGGACGTTGGAGATTTGATGGTACAACAACTGCTGACCGAAACCCTTTTAGTGTGGCCAAAGGATGGTCTGACTTGAAACGTAATGATGACAGAATCCAAGTTTTTTATGGTGGTTCTTACTCAACTTTCATTGTTCCAGAAATTAAAGGGAAAAAATCCGCTAGAATTCACGTGACAATAGGGGCATATCGAGATCATCCAATGGTTTCTCACATGTACCTTGATGGTCTTTATTACCGCAAAGACTTTGTTACACAGACAAGAGATATTCCTAACCGTTTTACGACTGGTTCAAATGTTGTCATCAACAGCGAAGACGACACAGTCTATATTGATGATATCGCAAAAGCAAGCGAGGTTGTAGATGGTTCTCAATGGCTCTCTATCCCTCCAGGTAATTCAAAATTAGAGATGTATTTCTCCAGCTTTATCAAAAAACATCCGACTGTATCGATTGAATTTGAAGAAAGGTGGCTATAATGCTATTAACGATTCATGATGCAAATTTGCAAAAAGTTGCTTTTGTTGATAATGATAAGCAAAATACGCTTAATTATTACGACGATACTTGGACAAGGGATTTGTCAACAGGATCCTCAACTTTTGAATTCACTGTATTTAAAAAAGCAATCAAATCGGATACTGCTTTATCTAAAGCTTATCAATATTTGAACGAGCGCGCTTGGATCTCGTTTCGATACCACGGGCGCACTTACCTATTCAATGTGATGACTGTCGAGGAGAACGAGCAGACAATCAAGTGTTATTGTGAAAACCTCAATCTTGAGTTGATCAATGAAGTAGCCAATCCGTACAAAGCAGAAAGAGCAATGTCATTTATTGAGTATTGCCAAGAAATGGGGCTGCTTGGTTTCAGTAATCTTTCCGTTGGAATTAACGAGATCTCGGATAGAAAACGAACCTTGGAATGGGAGGGACAAGATACTAATCTAGCCCGTTTGCTTAGTCTAGCTCATAAATTCGATGCAGAAATCGAGTTTGATACACAATTAAATGCCGATAGTTCTATTAAATCATTTAGGATTAATGTGTATCGAGAGAATGATGATAACCACCAAGGCGTTGGGCGTGTCAGAAATGACATACAGCTAACTTATGGCAAAAATCTAACTTCTATCACTAGAAAAGTTGATAAGACAGGTGTTTTTAATGCGATTAGACCCACAGGTAAAAGGCGTGTTAAAAATGAAAAAGGCGAAGAAGTAGAAGAGGTGGTAACGCTTCGAGGGTTAGATCCTTGGTCTGTAACTAGGGATGGGATCCTTGAATTTTATCAACGGAATGAATCTCTATATGCCCCCATCTCAATGCAAATGTATCCATCTGTTTTTAGTCCAAACACATTCGATGATCAATGGATACGAAAGGATTTCTCTTACGAGACAGACAATCCAAAAGAATTGCGCCGATTGGCTTACAATGAGCTAAAAAAACATTGTTATCCTGCGGTGACATATGAAGTAGATGGCTTTATTGACGTTGAGATTGGTGACACAATCAAGATTTATGACAATGGTTTTAGTCCGGCTCTTATGATTCAAGCACGGGTCTCTGAGCAGAAAATTAGCTTTACGAACCCAGCGAGCAATAAAACTACGTTTTCTAATTTTAAGGCACTTGAGAATAAGTTATCAGATGGCATCCAAGCAGCCTTTGAGCGACTTTTTGAAGCATCTAAACCCTACACTATTAAGTTAGCCACTGATAAAGGTGTCATCTTTAAGAATGGAGATGGCGAAAGTACGGTAACTGCTACTTTGTATAAAGGTGGTAAGCCTGTTACCGCCGGAGTAACTTGGCGTTGGGCACTTGATGGAAACCTGACAACTGGAATGAATTATCTTGTAAGAGGTTCAAATGTTCAAAAAACCTCTACTTTACTTGTATCAGCTTACGTTGATAATGATAAGGTTGCAAGTGATGAATTATCATTTGTGAATGTTTCAGATGGTGAAGCTGGTCAGAAAGGAGAAGATGGGAAATCAACCGTCATCCACTTTGCATTTTCTGATAATTCGGATGGATCAGACCTTTCTTTTGAGGATAGAAATCAGCGCTATCAAGGTTATTATTCGGACTATGAACAGGCCAACAGCTTAGATAAGACAAGGTATAAGTGGACTGATAGATGGGCGAAGATAAAAGGCGGGACAAGAAATTATTTTAAAGATTCAGCATCGAGGGTATTTGCAACAGATAGTCAAGAAACGTTTGACTATCGTACTTATATTGTGGATGAATTTTGGAAGAATGCAGAGCGCTTTAAGAAAGATTTTGTAAGAATTTCCTTTGATATTGCTTTTTTGTCTCCTCTTGATTCAGATAAAACTGCTGATGTTCACTTTTCAGCATCGCCTTGGTACTCATATAAGAGCTTGAAATTTAAAGGTGGTACAACTGCTAGACAGCATTTTGAGTTCATGATTGATTTATCTAGTGCCTCTGAAGATTACAAGACAGACAATGTGTTTATTCGCTTTGGCACAAATTATGGTTTTCCTGCTGGGACTAGAGTTTCTATTGAGAATGCGATGCTATCGATTGGCTCTCATTTCCCAGATTATGTTCAATCGGTTGAAGATGTAATGGATGGTATCAATTCAAAAGCTGATCAAGGACTAACTCAGGAACAACTGAACGCTTTGAATGAGAAAGCTGGTATTATCCAGGCTGAGCTTGAGGCAAAGGCTAGCGCTGATACGCTTGACAACTGGATAAAGGCTTATAAGGACTTTGTCAACGCAAACGAGACAGCGAGGGCGCAAGCTGAGAAAGATTTGATTTCAGCTAGTCAGCGTGTCTCTAACATCGCCAAAGACTTGGGAGAGCTCTCTGATCGCTGGAATTTCATCGATACTTACATGAGCTCCTCAAATGAGGGCCTTGTCATCGGTAAGAATGATGGTAGCTCTAGCATGATGTTCAATCCTAACGGTCGAATTTCAATGTTTAGCGCAGGAGTTGAAGTGATGTATATTTCTCAAGGGGTTATCCATATTGAAAATGGTATTTTCTCTAAGACTATCCAGATAGGCCGTTTTAGAGAAGAACAGTATCATATCAACCCTGACATGAATGTCATCCGATATGTGGGTTAGAAAGGAGCAAAATGCCTAGATTTAGTAATTCAAGTAACAGCTTATATTTGAATGTGTATATTGATGAAGTTTCAACAGACATTTCAGCTAACACCTCAACTGTAAACTGGGAATTAACAGTTAGTCGCTATACGTACTATCACACGTTCAATAAACAGGGAGACAGCACGGTGTCTCTAACTTTGGATGGTCAAAATGTGCATTCCAGCAATCCAGTTTGGGAAGTTTGGGACGGCGAGGTTACTCTCGCTAGTGGTTCAACCACAATCTCGCACAACTCAGACGGTCGGAAGACACTACCTTTCTCATGTACGTTCAATCCGAATAACGGACTGCATGGGACTATCACAGTATCAGGAAATCTCGGTCTGACTACTATCCCGCGTTCAAGCTCTGTAAGCGTGAGCGCTGGGGTCATTGGCAGTGCGGTTGCCATCAATATCAACCGTCAGAGCTCAAGTTTGAAGCATACGGTGCGCTATGCCTGGGCTGGTAAGAGTGGAACGATTGCGACGAATGTAGACACATCCACCAGCTGGACGATCCCTCTTGATTTTGCCAATGACATCCCAAACTCAGCGAGCGGAACAGGGACTATCTATGTAGACACCTACTCAGGCTCTACTAAGACAGGCACACAGTCAGCGACCTTTACGGCAAGCGTGCCAGCAAATGTCAAGCCTAGTTTTACTGGAATTTCATTGTCAGACCTAAACGGTGCAGCACAAAACCTTATCCCAAACTCTGACACGTTCATCCAGGTTATTTCTAACATCAAGGTAGCTTTCAACGGTGCTCAGGGAGTCTACGGCTCATCCATCACTGGATACTATGCCGAAATAATCGGCAAAAACCAGTCTACAAGCTCGAACGGCGGTAGCCTTGGAATTATGAATTATCACGGCACAATCAAAATCAGGGCGAGTGTATCTGATAGCCGTGGGCGCTGGTCTGATACTAAAGAGGTATCTGTAACCGTGCTTGAGTATTTCGCTCCCGCTTTGAGTTTTAGTATTGCACGGACAGGATCAACCTCTAGCACATTGACGGTCACAAGAAATGCCAAAGTAGCACCTTTGGTAGTGGCAGGAAGTCAAAAGAACTCAATGGCCTTAACTTTCAAAGTTGCTCGACTTGGTACTACTAACTTTCAAGTGGATACAGGCCCAGCTTCTGGCTCCTGGACAAGTATTTCAAACTTGACCAATTCGCAGGCCAATCTAGCAGGAAATTATCTAGCTAATCAATCGTGGGTTGTTATTGGCACACTAGAGGATAAATTCACTCGTACTGACTTCATGGTCAACGTTGCAACAGAGAGCGTGGTTTTGTCTTATGATCGCTCAGGAGTTGGGGTCAATAAAATCCGTGAGCGTGGAGCCTTGGATGTGAAAGGTGATATATACGCCAATGACCAGCCTATTCAGCAATATCAGCTAATTCAAAATAACGGTGCTACTAAATTGTTCAATGAGAAGCCTAATGTCGATAACGCAAACCTAATTGATGAGCCGGGTTATTATTATGTTGATCAAACAGCTAGAGGAAATCCAAATGGGCAGTGGGGCTATCTGTTCCACTATAGCAAC